TTTACGTTTGGCACGTATTACTTTTTGCCTTTCAGCTTTGCTCATACTCTTATATTTATTGTATGGTAAACAAACTTTTTTGGTGCCACCACCTTTTATTTTACTTCTTGGCATTTCCTAATCTTTTGCTTACTTTATTTCTAGCACATACCATTTTTTTAGCATAGCTAGGATTACGCTTTCTATTAAAGACAACTTGTTGATTTAAGCTACCAATAATTGCTCGCTTATTACCTTTTCTACTTTTAATTAGCCAGCTAGCTAATTTATCACAGGATAAACTCTTGAATTTACCCTTTGCGTCAGCGTATTTACTATCTTTCCACTCAGGACGTTTTTTTGCCATGTTTTCTACGTATTGCCATTTTACATCTTTTAGCTATAGCTGCTTGTTGTTTTTTACCAGCAACTTTAGCTCTTTGCTCTACTACAGTTAATATTTGTATTTTACGAGCAAAAGGCTTATTAACTCTTTTTACTTTAGCGCATGTAGCTCTAGCATCTGCAACTGTAGCAAATTTAATCTTGACTGTATCTTTTGGATTTTCGTCAGTATATAATCTTCTACCAGAACCTTTTGGTTTTTTACCTGTTCCTTTTTTTGGATCCGCCATGTCCACAGTTTTGCATGTTAATAAACCAGTTAGCTAGCTGTACATCTCGTTTAGTAGCATCTCTACGTGACTTTAGCTTTTTAACTTTACCACAAGTAACGTCACCACCGTATAGCTTATTTATTCGAGCTTTTAAAACTCCTCTATATGCTTTAGCCATTACTTTTTTATTTTTCTACAACTACCGGGTGAAAAAGGTTTTTTACCTTTTACTGGTGCATAGCCTGGCCAGCATCTACCTTTTTTCTTACCCTTTTTCATTGTTACTTCTTTTTTGATTTACCCATTTTACCTGGGCCACCAGCTTTAGTACATCTTACACCCCAACCAGAAGCATAAGCACTAGGCCATACTTTAAATTTTCTTTTTGCCGCTGCTTTGCACGGTCCGCTAATTTTACCCATTTTATATTTATTTAAACATTATGGCAGTTTTCTTCACTGCTTTACCAACATTTCTTATTAAATTTCTAAGACCTGAAGCTGGACCATAAACTTTATCATCTTTCAAAAAGTTTGATACATTTTCTTTTGTTCTTTCAGATATTAGTGGTTTTTCAGAAAAAACTTTTTGACCTTTCATAGTAAATTTCATTGGTTTTACAGGATTACCTTTAATTTTTTTATCACTAAATTTCATTGGCTTTTTAGCTTCGCCTTTTACTTTATTTCCTCTTTTACTTCTTAATACAGCAAAGTCTTCTTTTGTTATTTTATCAAACGGTTTAGCTAGTTTAGCTATTTTCATTTGAGCTGGTGTTAGTTTTTTATCGGCCATTACTTATTTTTTTTACGAGAATATGGAAACATCATATTCATTGCTTCACGTCTACCTTCACAACCACAAGGTATATTTAAACCTTGCGATACAGTATCAACCATACGCTTAATACCAGTAGCTTTTGTAAATTTATGTATACTATCTCCTAATCCTCTTGATTTCATATTATCTTTTGCCACCGTGATATTCAACAGCGTGGCCTTCTTTAATTAATTGTTTATTTATATTAACTTCGTCAACAAATAGTTCGCCTAAACACCTACCGTATTTACCTACACCATGTGATTGTAATATAAACGTTTCTTTATTTAATAATTCTTTTAGTCTGTCTTTAGCAGCTAAACCTTTTTTCTTTTCTTCTAAATCTCTTGTTCTAGACTCAGGCGCGTTTAAACCCATCATACGTATACGTACTTTCTTCCATGTATCAAAACCTAAATCTACTAAAGCATCAACAGTATCACCATCAACAACTCTATTTACTTTTGCATTATATTTATACATATCAACACTTCCATCTACGTCTAGCGGCTAAACCTCTTTTACTTTTCCAGTTTCTTGATCTAGCGCAAAACGATTTACGTCTTTTAGCAGCTTTACTACCAGGTTTTACTTTACCTGTAACTGCAGTTTTTAATTTACTACCAGGGTTTTTACGTCTATATTCGGCTACACCCTTTTTAGTCATACCTGCACCTTCTTTTACAGTACGAAAGTTACGACCTTTACCTTTAGTCGTACGCCTTGGTTCGTTACTTCTTGGCACTTTTAATTTTTTTATGTCCACACCCTTTTTTCATAAGTGCTTTATGTTTTTTAAAAGATGTAACATTGTGAACTGAACCATCTTTACAATACATTTTATGTGCTTTCATTTTTTTAAATCTTTTTCCCAAGGTAGATCTCTTCTTCTAGGATCTATTTGGCTGTTAGGTATAACTAAGGGTTTACGACCTGTTTTGTTATAATAATAATTATTTGTATCAAATCGTAAAACCCCAGTTCTAATTTGTTTTAAATGACCTCTTTCATGAGCAACAGTACTAGCCTTTTGTTTTTCAGGCATTCTACCATCTATGGTTATTACACCGTTCATGTCTATCTCACCCATTACCCCAGGTGGTAGATTTTTTTCAAAAACAATAGAGTTAGGCTTAGAGTATTTTTCACTAAAACCTAATAGCTCACCTATTGACTTCATTTTAAAAGCCATTTACTTTTTCTTTTTAGCTTTACTAGCATATTGCATAGCTTTCTTACCATACTCCATGGCTTTTTTACCATATTGCATAGCTTTTTTAGCATGACCATCCATTGGTTTTTTAACAGCTTTTTTCTTTTTATGAGCGTTCATTGGTTTTTTCTTTTTATGAGCGTTCATTGGCTTTCTATTGCTTGTTTTAAATCCAGGCATAATTTCTAATTTTAAATGTTAATATATATATTTACGAGAACGGCGTAGCAGGTGAGCCAGTACATAATATTGTACCTTCAACATGCCATTTATCAGCCGCTATATTTGTTACGGTTACTTTACTACCAGCTCTACCAGTAGTAGTACCGTCGAATGTTATTTGATGAAACTCATCTGATACTTGACTTGCAAAAGATGCAGTAGCATCAGAAGTGTCAGTATCTACAGATCTTACTGATCCAATTAAATCTTCGTTTGTAGAATCTGCACATTGTATTCTTTTTGTTCCAGCAGTATCATCTAATACTATAAAGTGAAAGTATACACCAGTTATATCACCAGCGCCAGAGTCTGGTAATGTAAATGTTGCAGCTGTATCGTTAAATACAAATGTTTCACCTGAATCATTTGCTGTTAAAGTAGTATCAGCAGTAGTTGCAGTAACAGGTGTTCTAAGACCATATACTCTAGCATTTGTATGAGATGTGTTACCTATTACAATTTCATTATCAGCACTGTTTGCGCTAGCATCTGCGTTATAACCTATTACGATGTTATTGTCACCTGTTGTGTTTAAATCACCAGCATTAGCGCCAAGGAATACATTGTGGTAACCACTTGTTGTATTAACACCAGCGTGAAAACCTACAGCTGTATTTAAACCAGTTGCATTGTCTTGATCAGATAAAGCTGATTGTCCAACAGCGACACTACCAGTACCTGTGTCTTCTTGTCTTAGTGTTCTATCACCTATTGCTACGTTATTATCACCAGATGTTAAAGATATACCAGAGTTAGTACCAACAAGTGTGTTTTGAGTACCGCCAACAATTGCTTTACCAGCTTCTCTACCAATCGCTATGTTTAGACCACCGTCATTAGCTTTCAATGTTTCAAATCCAATTGCTACTGATCCATTACCTTCATCTTCGCTGTTTAAAGCAAGATCACCAACTGCGATATTATAGCTACCAGTAGTTAATGCTTGACCAGATCTTGAACCAACTAGTACATTTGATAAACCAGTTGTTAATTCTGAACCTGATAAATTACCTACAGCTGCATTGTTATCACCCTCTGTTAATTTTCTTAATGATTTTCTACCAACACCAGTGTTTGCGTTAGCAGTCCCAGATGGTCCATTACTATGACCAAGTAATAATGTTTCAGCTGTGTTATCTACAAATCGATCTACACCAGTACCAGTTCCCCACTCTAGTACATTACCAGAAGAAGGTACTTTTAATAACTGACCAGCAGTACCTATAGTACTTGGTAGTTGGAAGTATGTAGAACCAGAAGTATCACCTACTTTTATATTACCTTGTATGTACGCATCTTTAAATGAATATGCTTGACTACCTAAATCTACACCGTTATCATCAGCTGGATGCCATACTGTAGTATCAGCAGTACCAAGTATAACTACATTATTACCAGAAGCAGTTACACCTGTGCCAATTACTATTTGGTTGCTTGCAGCACCTGTAGATACATTTGCTGAATCACCAATTAAAATATTTTTATCACCAGTTGTAAGCGCAGCAGCTGTATCAGAACCTAATAAAGTATTTCTTAATCCTGTACTTACAGCAACACCTGCTTGATAACCTACAGCAGTATTATCTGTATTAGTATTAGAAGAAGGCTCTTGAACATATAAAGCTCTATAACCTATACCAACACTACCATCACCATCAATATTTGTATAACCAGCTTCAGAACCTACAAATACGTTTTTATCACCTATAGTAGTTGATAAACCAGCAGAATAACCAAGCATTACGTTTTCAAATCCTGATGATATTCCAGTACCTGAAGCAGCTCCTAATAAAGTGTTTTTAACACCAGTTGACATACCTCTACCAGAATAATATCCAACAGCAGTATTCTCGCCAATATCATCACCTGCATCTAAACTTCTTAAAGCTTGAGCTCCAATAGCTGTATTTTTACTACCTGTATTTTCAAGATATAAAGATTGATAACCTAATACTACGTTATCACTACCTGTAGTTAATTCAAAACCAGTTTGACCTCCTATTAAAGTGTTTCTAATACCAGTTGTTATATCACGACCTGATTGAGATCCAACACTTACGTTGTGTGAATCACCTCCGTAGCTTGCAGTTTTCAATGATTGATAACCAACAGCTATATTATGTTGCCCTTGAGTATTAGTTGTTAAAGCCTCACTACCAACAACTACATTGTATTTAGCTTCAGTTGCAGATTTACTAGCTTGGTAACCAATACTAACGTTGTGGCTTAAACCATTGCTAGGTTCATGTGTTTGTAAAGCTTGATAACCAATAGCTACGATACCATCACCATCTACATTTGTTTCTAAAGCATGCGATCCAATAGCTATATTATATTGAGCTTCAGTAGATGCTTCACCTGCTTCTTTACCTACAAATACGTTTTCAGCACCCGAGTTAACCGCGGTACCAGCATTGTAACCTATTGCTACGTTACCATCACCAGTTGTAATTGCATCTAGTGCTGTAACACCTAAAGCAATATTATATTGCGCTGTGCTATCAGTTGAAGTAGGATCATGTCCTACATACAGTGAGTTATCAGCAATAAGTACGTTTGATAAGTCATTTAATGATATTGCCGAACCACCAACGTTTAATGTTGTAACATTCATTGTAGTAAATGTACCAACACCTGCAGAACTACCACCGATTGTTACACCGTCGATAGTACCACCGTCAATATCTGCAGTATCTGCTACCAATGAGTCTATGTTTGCAGTGCCGTCTATAAATAAATTTCTCCACTCTAACACAGATGATCCTAAATCAAACGCATTGTCAGATGATGGAGTAAATGCACTACCGAAAGATTCAGATATAGTAATGTTAGTTGCAATAAACGACTTTAAATCGTTTATATTAAATAACTTGGTTGTTCCTGAGTCTGTTCCAAGTAGTTTTTCTGTTCCAGTTATGCTGGAATCGGTGGAATATGTGCTAATTCTTGCCATTGTTGTTTATTTTTTCTTTTTTGTGCCTCTACCATGTCCACCGCGATTTGCTTTGACTGAAACAAACCTTTTTTTAGTGTGGTCATAGTCTTTACCTTTAATATTTTTACCTTTTTTTATGGCTTTACGTCGCTTTCTTTGGTTTTCAGCGCGCATTTTTTCTCTTTTACGTGTATTAGCAGTAGCTAGATCGCGTTTACGCTTAGCAGCCTTTGCTCTTTTACTTAATTTCTGTGCCATATGATTAGTTATTTGTCTACTTACTATTATTTCACGCTATTTTTAGCAAATTTAAGGTAAAATACGAAAATAATTTTTTACAAGCATGACAATAGGGTAGTACTTATATACTTATTAAGGCTACTGTCACACCCGAGTAGTTGCAAGCAGAGGATTGTAGTGCTGCCCCCCTACTTCTGTACTTGCTTTGCAAAAACAAAAGTCACATTGTTTTACCCAGGGCCCCCTACTTTTATACATTTTGCCATAGATTTTTTACGTTTTGCCATACTACATGACAATATGACATAACTATGTGTACAATATGACACAATGACACATACAAAATTATATTTACACTATGACATCTTGACACATTGCGC